GATGTTTTTTCATGATTTTGCTTTAAAATCGTTACAATAGCGGTAATATCCGCAATCATTATAAGGATTTGATGTGGGGACCCGAAACATTACCCGTTTCTCTAATTTACATTGAGCATTCTTTTTTATAAATCCACGCTTTGATAATTTCGGCCATATGAATAATTCACATTCAGAACATTCTACTCTTTTTGCTTTCATGGTTTTTATTTTAGTTCGATTTGGCGCCAATGTGTAATACCCTCAGCTTCGTAATTATTTAACATTGAAATAATAAACTGATGGTAAATATTTACAAAAGCCAATCTATGTTCGTTGTTTGAAAATTTTACCAATACAATTTCGCTTGATTTTGGTAATTCATCGGCTACATCAATCCACCTTTGAGCGACTTCGACACCTTCATTAAACCCATCTTTAAATGGCGCCTCATATTCATCAATTGGAGCACATGCAATAGCACAATTTATTGCAAAATTATCAAAAGCCTGATTTCTTTCTTCTTCAATTGTTTTCATCTTCTAAAATTTTAAGTACCGTTTCATAATATTCAATTTTATTTTCACTCTTTAAAATCTCGATTACGTCCTTTACGTGCGTTTTTGCAAGTAAAGTATTAATCATGTGCAGGCGTTGGTTTAGTATCGGAAATAGCGATTTAATGCGGTCTGCTTCGGTTTGTTCTGGGGTCATGGCTAACAAAATAACTCCGCATTAGTATCAACTAAACAATCTTTAAAAATCAATCCAAGCGAAATAATATCGTTTGCATCTTTAATGTTTAGCGTTATTCTTGTTTCGTCTGGAAGAACTAAATTAAATCCAGTTACCGGAATACGCGAAAACTCAATTTTTAAATGTTTACTTAATTGATATTCGGCTGCAATAAGTAGCTTTTTTTCTTCATCCTGAACCATAACGAATCCTAAGTCTGTCAGTTCCTTAATGACCTGGTCTTTTGTTTTTTCAATTGTCTTTTTACTCATTTTGCTTTTTGTTTAAATATTAATATTTGATTTGTTCGATTAAAATTTATCGTTTTCGTAAAAATTTGTATTTGGTTTCATTTCCTGAGCTTCTGAAAATTCGCAATCATCCCACATTTTATTGATTTCTTTGTGACAATTTACAATAAAATCCATGGTTCCGGTATTCCGGCCCTTACCCATAATGATCTGAGCTTTGCCCCTCATATCGATTTCTCCTCCCAAGTTTTCATCTTTAATAAATGCAAATCCTTCTTTTTCTGGAATCCAAACCATAAAAACAATGTCTGCAGCCTCTTTGATCTGACCAGAACCCCTCAACCGGCCAATAGTTGGAACGTGACTTTCTGAATTTGAAAATTGCGAAAGTAAAATAACAACAATATCCAATTCCTTCGCAATGTTTTTAAATATTCGGGTGTTCTGTCCAATCTCCTCCTCGCGCCCTTGTTTTGAATCACCAGACACTAACTGAAGGTAATCTATCATTACAAGTTTAACGCCGTATTTCATCACCATTTTTCGAATTGATGCACATATTTTAGTTGAGCTGGCAGTACTTTTATCATCAAAGTAAATTGGCAATCCATCAAGTTTTGAAATATGCTTTTCAACTTGCATGATCGATTCTTTGCCTAACTTTTGAAAAAGCATGTCTTTGGCGCTTATTCCTGATTCAATCGAAAGTATCCGGCTTACTAATTGTTTTGCCGACATTTCCAAACTATGAACATCACATGGATAACCTTGTTTTGCAGCAAAATTAATAATGTTTGTGGCTAACATCGTTTTGCCGTGTGACGATTCACCGGCGATTACAACTAAATCACCTGGCTGCATTCCGTGTGCGAAATTATCAAACTTTATAAATCCGGTTGGTATTCCTGTACTTTCGGTTTCATCACTTGCGTTATTGGTCATTGTTTCTGAAATAGTCAAAGCAACCTCGCTAAATGATTTTATGCTTTCTGTTTCATCGCTTAGTAATTTCATAAAAATAGCCTGTGCACTTTCGATTATTTCTTCAAGTTCTGTATTTTCATCATATGCAGATTGTTGAAGTTCTGCACTCATTCTGATCATTTCACGCCGCAAATACTTGTCTTTTAAAATAAGGATCCAATGAGTAATATTTGCCACGCTCGCAACATTTGAAAGACATTGAGTGATGTAGATTGGACCGCCCACCTGATCGAGTATTTCTTTTTCTTTTAGTCGCATTGTTACCGTTAATAAGTCAATCTTTTTGCCGGCCTTTGTCATTTCATGAATCGTAGTACAAATTTTCTGATTTTCGTCTTTGTAAAATAATTCCGGTTGAACAGGATTTAAAAGATAAGCGTCCGATTCTGTCATAAATGAACCAAGTACAGCCATTTCAACGTCAACCGCCTGAGGTGGTATTTTGCCATAGATGCTGATATCGTATGGTTTTTTCTCGTTTTGTTTTTCGTATGCCATTAGTGTCTAAAATTTACAATTGCAACGTTTGATTGCGGTTCTTGTTTGTGTCCGTTTGTTTTTGCTTTTAATTCCGGTAATTCCTGTAACCAACATTTTTGATTAATCCATGTTGAAAGATTTTTCCATTCAGGACAAAATACGCCTAATTCAACCGCTTTTTGTTTATGCTGTTTTTCTTTGATTAATGCAGGAAGTAAAAATTCAACATCTTCAATTTTGCATTTTTTTTGAAAGTTTTTAAATTCAACGTCTGGACCTCCTTTTGTAGATGGATATTGTTTCCTGAAAATTTCAAATTTATCCTTTATTTCTTTAGTGTTAATAACTATATTTACATCTTCATTTTCATCTTCCATATGTGAGGTCATATGACCTTCTTTTTTTGTATGTTGATTTATTCCTAATTTATTGTTTCTTCTGCTATCGGTGAATAGTTTACGTTTGTTTTGCTCATCCTCTAATCTAATATTATAAAACAGTCCTTTATCGTCCTGAATAAATTTGTCCTTTAATGTGTCCCAAAGTTGACCAATTGTTTGAGCTATCATATGTGAGGTCATATGACCACGATTAAATTGAAGCATTAATAACTCAATATACGCCCCTTTTTCTTCAAATGTCATTCCCATTGTTCCACCTAAATAGTCGTTTGGGTAGAATAAAAAGGCTGGATCTTTCATAATTTATTTATGTATTTAAATATCTTTTCTAATTCCGGAGGGTTGCAAAATTGAAGTAAATTTACGATATTAACCAAATATTCAGAACACACAACATCTGTAGAAATTTTAAGTATCATTATTTTGCAATCGCTTACATTGTCAGAAATTTGAGTATGACAGTCTTCGCAAAGAGTTAATAAATCTGAATTTTCATATTCCCAAATAAACTTGTCTTTTTTATATGGAACGGCATGATGAACATTAAGCGTGCTGTTTTTATCCCCACATGACCGACATTTAAATTCATCTCTTTGCATTATTTCTAATCTCTTCTTTTGCCAACGAGGGTCTTTGTATTGCTCTGAATAAGTCATAATTGTAAATTTATTTTTACTTTCGATTTCAAAAAAATATTAATTCAATCCCAGGTAAATCCTAAGTTTTGCCAGCTTTTCAATAGCAAGTCCACGATTACCAGAAAGGAAATGCGATAGTTCAGAATTTGAGGCTCCAATCTTTAACGCTACATGTGACTTTTTCAGTCCTAATGCCTTGATTCGTTTTTTTATTTCATCTGTCATTTTTCTTTTACTTTTCAAGTTCAAATAAAACCGGATCTTCATCCGGCTGTTCCTGTTTCGAGATTTGCCGTCTCTTACATCGGCACAATATTACTAAATTAATTTCACAATTCAAACAAATTTTAAAAATAAATTCAGGCTGAGCGATGTAGCAATTTACCCGACTTTCACACCCAACTTAATGTCAGTATTCGGGAACCTGAATTTTTGAATCTGTACAGCTCTAAGCCGCCATCTTCATTTCAATTGTTTTGCCTGTTATTGGCTGTAATACCCTCAATTAATCTACTTTTCTGCCAATCAAAACCAGTCACCCCCGAATATTTTAAAAGGTTTACGCGTATCATCTTTTTATGTTTCCGATACGCGCCTAACTTTTACAATTAATAAACGCCTAAATATGGCGGGAAATCTATGTGAGCATTCTCGATAGTCATTTCACTCAATTTGCATTAGAATTGCGCCTCTTTATGCAACCTATCTACTTTCCCATGTGTGGAGGTGGTGGGAGTCGAACCCACGTCTTAACAGTTTTTCAAATAACTTCAACGGATATTATAAGGTACAAATATAGTGATTATCTAAACACATTTGGCCTTGCCCGATCAAAAAATTCATTCCTCGGCTCCCCATGTGACTTAATAAACGCCGCTCTTTTGGCGTACATCGTCTTTGAATGCGATCTTTTAACCGTCACACATGAGGCTAATATCGAGAGTAAAAATAGAAATAAAAGTAGTTTTTTCATATTAAATTCGATTTGAATATTCTTGATAAAATTCTGCAAAATGAAGATCGTCCGGATTCGGCAAAACTATTCCGAGTTCAATATTTGCAAACTGTTGTATTCGCTCTAAATAATCCGTAAACTGTTTACTATCCAATTCGCTTGTAGATATCGGTTTTTCGATGATCTTTCCAAACATGGCAACCACTTTCTTTGGAAGCCATTTATCCTTGAAATGATCGTGCAAATCGTTTTTATCGTTTCCTGTTTCCTGTTCGATACATGTTAGCCACAACCACATTAATTTATTTTGTGGCAAAGATCGAATTTCACGCTTCAACTCAATTTTTACGATGTACTTTTTATCCGGTAACTTTTGGATGTATTCGATTACCTTTTGTTTGTCGGATGGGTAGTTAATTCGAAGGATCATCTTTTTTATTATTTAAAATTAGATAATTAGTAATCCAAATAATAGAAATAACCCATCCTAAAGACTGCCTCAAATCATCTGATTGTATGATATTAAGTAAGCATAATGCCATTGTTATTAGTGCAAGTATATTCATTGTCGTTTTCATCTGTAAATTATTGTTTTAGAATTAATTTTAATCGCTTTTAGTTTAGATAGATCTGGCGACAAAATGCCGGATTCTTTTATTTTTTGGCTGTCGTTTCCGTTAAGCTTTGAAAGTTTGGAATGACTGCCAGGTGTTTCGATTTGTGGATTTTGCATGACTAAAATGGTAGCCCTCCATTGTCTTCATCATCTTTGTTTATTGGTTGCCGTGAATCAAAATGTGCCGGTTCGCTTTGTTGCCCGATCGCGTCAACTTTAAACGCTGTTATATTCGTGAAGTATTTGCCGTTGTATTCGCGGCTTTCAATGTTGAATGATACATTTACTTCACTGCCTACCTTAACTCGGTTAAATGTGTCGTTTTTGTCATTAAAAAGCGTAAAGCAAATTGTTTTCGGATATTGGTCTGCAGATTCCTGAATAACAAAATCTTGTTTGTGCCATTCGCCGCGCGCGCTGGTTCCTGATGTTTCCGGTAAAATTGCTGTAATAATTCCTTTCGATTGATACATTTTATTTGATTGTTAAATTTATACTTCGATAAAACCATTATTGTAAAACTCATAAGAGGCATAAAATAAGTTCTCTTCCACACACCTCCGAAATTCACTTAGAGAAACAGAAAATTCACCAAATGCCCTTTGCAGTGTTTCTTCTGATAGCTTAATTACGGTTACATTACACCCCGAATCAATGAAAATAAGAAAGTATTTTTCAACTCCGGAGGCGTGAGAATAAATTGCGCCCTGCATGTCGTAAAGCATATCAACAACAGCCCATTTGCATTTTTTAAATGAAGCATCTGCTATTTTTTTCAAGTCAATTGCATATTCGCGCTTTCTTTTGCCGTCAATTCGGCCAGTGATTTTAAAATCATCCTGAATAAATTCAAACGGATATTCTTTTTCGGTCAGTCCGGCCATTAAATCCCGCGTAGCTGAACACTGCATTAAATATTCACCCATCGCCAAATAAGAATCGTAATCGTCTTTTTTAATCCTTTCTTTGCCTTTGTTTAGTTTGTCCTGTTCGATAAGCCACTCTTTGTATTTATTGGTTGCTCGAGGATTACCGCCTCCGATTTCAAGAACTTTTGCAGAATCATCCAATACCCAATAAGTAGCCATAAACTTTTCAGGTTCCAGGATTGCCATATGAAACATTTTGCCCTGATTCATTGCCTCGGTTGTTTCCTTTTCAGTCTTGTATTTGAAAAAATGTTTAGGTGACTGCCTGAACGCTTTTAATGCTGAAAAACTAAGTCCTTTTACGCCGGTCATTATTTCAAATACTTCTTTGTTAAATTCTTCGTTTTTCATTCGGCTTGTTTTTCTGACTGCTCAATAAAATAAAGTTCGTACAAATCGGCTTGTTTTGCCATTTCAATATCAAGGCTGTCACCCCTGATATTTTTTGATTCGTGGTAAATTTCTTCTAATCTCATGGCCTTATCATTTTAACGATTTTTTCCAATTCTGATTTAAATTCTTTTTTCATCCCGAATGGAGCAACGCAAAAAGCATCGTAATTACGTAATCCACTTTCGTAAATTTCCGGCTCGGTTGATGATAAGCGTTCTTTCAATGTTGTAAATTGCTTTTCAGACATCCATGTTTCAATTTTGGCGGCTGTTTTTGCCGTTTCTTTTGGCTTAGCTGGCGTTTCTATGTTATCGCTGTGAATAGTGTCAGAATCGTCTATTTTGCCCGTAGGAATTAAGAACGTGTAAAGCAGTGCATACTTCAAAGCGTAGGTTGTTGCCTTTCCTGCTGATTTATCCTGACTGTCTACGCCGTGACCGTAACCCATAAGCGTAATAAATTCACCTGAAACATGAGTTAACAGGTAGGTGGTTTTGACCTTTGTGAAAATTGACTGTTTGCGTTTCGTCCCATATTGCTGGCTTGTTTCATCCCATTCGCTTAATTGCGTATTCTCTTCAATGTCTATAGGAAAAATTGCCAGTCCGTTTTTTGCCATTGATTCGCCAATAATTTTTTTTACTTCCTGATCAGGAACGCCTTTATAGGAATTGTTTCCGGTTCCGATCACCATAGTTTTGTCAATTCCTTTTACTTCTTGCATTACTGCAATTGTGGCTTTCATTAATTCGCCAATTGAATCTGATTTGTTCATCGTTTTATCGTTTTAAAGTATATAAAGATACGAAATTATTGCCAATCTATTATCTTTTAGTTAATTAATATTCAAATAATTAATAAGTTTTTCTTCGATTCGATCAATGATTTTTGAATTTAAACGGTCGATTAATTCAACTCCGTTTTTTTTGATTGAATAAATATCGAAGTCACCGCCCTCTTCTGGGTAACCTGGGTCGCCATTTGACAAATACATAACTGCCGGTCTGTATGGGGTTTCTTCAAATTCAATTTCTAAATCGTGATCTTTGCCGACTTCTGATGTGTAGCTGAAATTTACGTAATTTGAACTCATAACCTTAAATTTTTTCGGTTAAAACGGCTAATGTTGCGGCACACTCTGAATCAAACTCTTCTTTTGTAATCTCAATTCGATCATCGCCAAAAGCAAGTGAAGAACTGTAAATCTCAATAGATGGATAATCAGTTTCTGACGCCGTTACATGCAGACATTTTTCATCGCTGTAAACTTTCCAATAATGACATTTTACAGATGATCCTTTGCAATAATAAGGAAGTGTTAACTCAATATCTTTAAATACTGGATTTGTTCTAACTTGAATTTTCATCGTTTTATTATTTTAGTTATTCTTTAGTAATTAAATATGCATTTGTATTATAGTGGCCGTCATAAATGCCGTTATAATGTTTTTGTTCTGTCAATTTATCCACGTGTATATGAATGCTGTTTGAATATTTTCCCTCTGTTATTCCAGCTACAATTGCATGAATACATTTTACTGGACTATACCACGATTCTTTTTTAATAAGATTGACCGTCACCCTATTACCTACTTTTAGATTTTCCATTTTTTTATCGTTTTTTAAATTTATACCTCAAAGATAAGTTAAAGAGTAATTGATATTACAAAAGATGTTTAAGAACATGTTTTACGCGAAACATTGGCCGCAAATTCGACAACATTTATTAAAACTATCAATATTGTGTACGTGGGCTGGATATACTTCAAGTTCCGACAAATAACATGTTTTATCAAAATCTAAATAATATGCAGCGTGTTTAATTCGTATCGTAGCAATGTTTCCAACAATTTGCTTTAATTCAACTGACTTATTTTGATATTTAACCTGAATAGGAAGCTGAATATTTTCAATATCTGAAATTATCATTTTATATTGTTTTTTAAGAAGTTTTAAATTAACCACCGAACCAAATTACTGTATGATCCGGTGGGTTGTCTGAATAAGTGACAATTCAAACGTTTTGCCGCGTACGCCTTTGGTTGGGACCGTATAAACTCACAGCGAGAAATAAAAATATATCGGCGGTAAACTACTCCGCGGATGTGATCGCGTCAGGATTCGAACCTGAATGATGTTAGGCATTTCGGAATAACATCTCATTTAAAATCTCCATATGTTAGGAGTATCGGAACTTCACCGATATT